GGTCAAGACGGTAAGTTTATTATGGCACACCGTAGACCCAACAACAACTTGAACAACGAAGCCTACATGCGGTCGGGTAACTTGCCAGCACGTTATGAAGCCATCAACGAAACTCCAGTAACTGGTCTTAACGGTGCTATTAACGACAGTCAAACTACAATCACATTGCGTGACGCAACTGATTACCCGCCAGCTAGTGTGACATATCCTGTGTTTGTGATGATTGAAAGCGAAATTATCAAATACTCAGGCAAGAGCGGCAACGATCTAACAGGTTGCACACGCGGTGCAACATTTGTGCAATGGGCAGAAGGCCAAAGCCGAAGTTATACATCTAGCTCGCCAACTAGCCATGCTGACAACACAGGTGTTATTTTGATCTCCAACACTTGCATACCACTAGTTAACCACTGGGGTAGTGCAGTAGTTATGGACGGCGGATTTGACAACGACGAAGGATATCAGTTTACATACAACCGTACCAACTATGGTTTCCCAGCCACAGTTGGTGACAAAGCAGTGGCATTTGTCATGCGCTTGGCTCCATCGGTATCTAACGGTATTATTGGTGATTTGGGTGTGCGTGAACTTATTAACCGCGCTCAGTTGACATTGAGTAATTTGAATGTTCAGGTAACAGCAGGACGCTACTTGATTGAAGGTATTCTAAATCCCAACAACATTGATTCTGCCAACACCAGCTGGCAAGGACTCAACAATTTGGGCGGCGGATTCCAGCCTAGTTTTTCACAGTTCTCAACTTCACCACGTTACACATCAGAAGCCACAGGTGGCCTAACAGGTGCTCCGTTCAACACCACAGGTGGTCTAACACGTTCAGGTGTTAAAGTAACATTCAGTAGCCAGAGAACTTTTGCCAACCTAACACCTACAAACGTTTCAAGTTCGGGCGCAAATGCCAAAATCACTGTTCAACTCACAGCAGCAGGTACAGCATACTCTACCACCACCACGCAGATCACTGTGCAAACAGCTGGTGACGGGTATGCAGTGGGCGATACTATCAAGATTCTTGGTAACACCATAGGTGGCGCAACCACTGCTAACGATTTGACAATGACTGTTACAGCTATCACCAGTGAAATGACTGGCGGTGAACGTTTGTTTGCTATTCCAATTTCTACAACCAATTCGGGTGTGTTGGATCTAGGATCAGTTAAACAGATTGGCACAAGCTCTGTTCCCGGAACAGGAACTTATCCAAACGGTCCAGAGGTGCTGGCAGTTCAGATCACTGCGCTATCAACAACCACAACTCCAACAGGAGAGATTCAGTTACAGTTCCAAGAAAGTCAGGCTTAAAGACTTGCAAGATCCTGCTCAACCAGCAGGATTTTGCTTTGTACAGCTTCGAGATTTACAGTGTTCCATAAACCAGGGTGCATAGGTCTAGGCCATGCACCCTTGTCTATCCAAGCGTAGCCTAGATGTTCGTAGTTGAGTCGTGGAGTGAATTCTGTGGCAACCACACAAACCCATGTGTGATATTCAAATGCAGAGTCGGCACTTGTGAATTTTTCTAATGGTATAAGGCGCAAGTAAGTGGGAAAGAATCCCAGCTCCTCAATACATTCGCGTTCCATGCCGCCCAGTAGTGTTTCGCCAGTTTCAATTTTGCCGCCAGGCAGCCCCCATGCACCGGGATGTTTGACGTCATTGCGTAACAGATACAAGTACCTTCCAGTATCTAAACTACGAAACCAAACACCTACAGCTTTTAAAGCACTAGACTCCATGTTCCCCCGGGATACACCCCTTGATAACTTTTCACCCATGCGTCACCGTTCCATTCGTATTGTATACCAGTAGTTATGTTTGTAACATACTGGCCAGCAGCTTGTCCGTTGGCTCGAAACACCACCCGCCAGTAGTTGTTGCTGTATTCAATAATGTCGTTGGCGTCAGCAATCAATGATCTCCCGTTGGCCCCTACCCAAGCAGTGGCTGGGGCCAAGTTGTCTTCAGAGCCAGTGGCTTCGGTCAACAAGTATCGTTGCCCTTCTAAGGCAGAGTCTAACCCATCTTGTGGCCCGCTGGCCAAGGGATTGATCACAGCATCAATGGGTTCAAGTGTGTTTTGTGGTGCAGTGTCCGAGTCTACATCAAACAGCACAAAACGGTCATCGTTGGGATCTAACACAATAGTACCAATGACCTCTGACTCATCGGCCTGCACCAGTCTAACTTGACTAATACCAGGTCTAAGAACCCCATAGGTGCCAATCACCGTGGTCCATAACAAGTTACTGTCGGGCACAATTTCTGTAGGAGTCAATGTGTTGTTTCCAGGTTCTTGCACAATACTGCGTTGTTGCAGACATTGCAACTTATTACCAATAAGAACCACAGCCCAGTTGTAAGGAGTGATAATTTGTCTAGTGCCTAACAACAAGTCGTTGTTGGTAACAGCGTTGTTTAAGTCACCTTGTGAGTCATACATGGATGCAATCACACGTTCTACCACGCCCAGCTTCTTGACCTTTATTGGTGAGCTGAGCCAAATTGGAATGTTGAATTTGATTGTGGCCATGTCAATGGGGTTGTCGGTCCCAATGGGAACTGTGCGCGAAGTCCATGTAACCGACTCAAGTTCAACCACGGTCAAGCTGGTCCAGTCAATAAAGTTATCAGTACTCTGTACTTCCAAACTGGGATTAAACAAGGTCAACATCTGCTCTAACAACTGCATTTTTTGATTGGTATTTGATGTCCAAATATCTAGGGTTATTCCCATTTTGTAAGGCACAGGCATCAGGCGTTCAATAGTAAAGGCATTGCCTTGCGTGGGTTCAAAGGAGTCAGTGGCACTGTCATATGTACGTTGACGCACATTCACCTTGCTCACATGGTAAGGCTCTTGCATGCGCGGTCGATCATAGTCCAAACTACTAATGTAGAAAGTCATCAAAGGACTTGCTGGCATTGAGTTGCGGCTGTTCTCTTGCATGATCACTTGTGCGTTGCGACTGGCATCGCCATAGCGAACAGGCACACGAATCAGGGCGGCTTGGTTGACTCCGTCAGTTTCGTTGCCGTATTCAATTTGAAAGTTGCTGACAATTCTAGTGAATTGTAACAGGAATCGGCGTAGCTGCTCATCGTAAAAAAATTGTTGCATTGTTAACTCGATGGTTGTCCAGGTTGGGTATCAGGTGGCGGGCTCGGAGGTAAATTGCCGCCTTGATCACCGTTGTCCGCACGTGGTTTGAGAGCTTCACTAAGACTCTGGCGACTTGGAATATTACCCATGTCAGTGGTGCGTGTAGTATATGTATTGTTAACAAAGCTGGAGCGTAAAGTATTGTTGGTGGGGCCGTTGTTGAGATTGGTGCGCACACCATCTTCAATCTTGGCCCAACGTTTCACGGTTGAGTTGTATCTAAACAGTCTATTTGGGAAGTAGTCTAATCTCAAGCAATAATCTCCATCCACAGGGTTTAATGGGAAGGCAACGCCGGTTACCACTGGCTCACCATTTGGCACAGTGTCTCCGGTTAGATAGCCCTTGGTATAACCAGGGCCGCTTGGTGTAACATCCATGCCGCCCTGTGTACCGTCCACAGTGTTGTTGTCTCCTGTGGTTAGAGAAGTTGGATTAGCAGGACTACCATCAGCCAAGGTGGGCATGACATAATATTGCTGTGTATCGTATCCGCTTAATGGAACTTCAACATCAGCTTGTGTGAGTATGGCATCGTTGATTTGGGTGTCTTTGGTGCGAGCTGTGAACACATCGCTTTGTGTGGGCGGTGTGTAAATTTGCCAGTAGGTGGTGTTATTGATGTCTGTTCCAGCTGGTACGTTTTGTCGAGCCTGATAATAGACATCGCCGTAATTGGTGACCCAGCCAGTGGGATAGAAATTGCCGTTGTCCCAGATATTTTCGCTGACCACAGGCTTCTTGAGTATGTCTTTGAACTCTTGATTGTTGGTCATGGGTGTGGCTTTCACACGCCAGGTGTGCGGCATCCAAGTTTGACTCATGCCTTCTGTGGCATAATCAGCATCTTGTACCACATAGTACCGTGGCAAGGGCTGAGGAATGGCTTGATTCAGCGGATGGTAATCTTTCAAGTTGGGCACTTCCAGCACATCACCGTTCATGAGTTTGCGTCCAAATGTGTCAATCATGTCGTTGTAGTGGAACGTGATAAACAAGGTGTCATTGTTCAAGAACAGGCCAAATTGTGTTAGATCAAAATCCACGTCCTGGTGAGTATACACACCGCGCATGATGTAAACGTCTTGATCATAAATTCTATCGCGGTTTTCCAGCAACAGCAAATCTTGGATGTTTAGTGGATCCAGAGTGTCGTAAATGGGTTGTGTAGCATCGCCGTTGCCCGAAAGAGCCGAATCCTCGCCACCAGTTTGCGGACCAGCGTATTTGTGGACAAAGATGTCCATTCCCCCGACAGTGTACATTTCGGAGATTGTGCGGTCCAAAAACTGGTAATCGCGGGTTCGATTTGGGCGGTATAAACTTAGGCGTGGCATAATGTAGTATTTATGGGCAGGTTGACCAATAAATCCTGAACTGCTATAATTACTACATTAATCCAAAAGGAGCCCACATGAAACCCGTTAAACCGCTAAATCCACGTAGTGCAGATACCAATGCCATGGGCATGGAACCTGTGTGGAAAACGCAACCCACAGACAATCGTATCAGTGCTATGAGCAAGGCATTCTCATGGTACAACTATTTCTACGGAAAAAAAGATGCCCGTGACATGATTGTAAACTATTTGGAATCACATGATCGCAAAGCAGATGTGCGTACTCTTAAAGGTATCCCAGATTCTGCCATACGTTTGACCACAGGATGGTTGTGTCGTATGAACATGGTGGGACTTGAGTTGGCAGAAAAAGAGCAACTGAAGCTAGACCACATGCTGAAAGAAATTCTCACAAGCAAACAAGAGATTGAAGTGGAATCTGCGCCGATTGTAGATGCAGTAGCTCGGCCCAATATTCAAGATCGGCTTCGTGAAAAGGTGTTGGAGTGTGCCGGGGAATTAGACGGCATGTTCGACGAGTTTGTGTTGGCAGGTGCCAAAATGTCAGCAGACTATAAACCTATCATGGTAATTCGTGGCATGAACGTGGCTCCTCAACTGATATCAATTATTACTGACAATTGGAAACGTAAACTAGCAGAGTTTGAAGAAGTAGTCAAAGGCAAAGATGCTATGCTGGTGGAAGCATATTCAAATTTCAGCAAAATCCAACTTCGTAATTGTGTGAAATTTTGCGAAGCAGTGATCAACGACTGTGGTGCGTATGTACAGATCAAGAAAGTGGAACGCAAACCACGCAAGGTCAAGGCAGTACCCCCGGAAAAACGTGCCGCAAAATTCAAACATGTACTAGAGTTTGCAGAGCTCAAGCTCAAAGGACTGCCAGCCGCAAGCCTAGTGGACAAAGCAGAAGCCTGGTTGTACGATACCAAAAAACGCAAGTTGATCCATGTGGTGGCAGACAACTATACTCAGGCATTTACTATCAAGAATAACAGTGTAATTGGATACAGCACTGTGGAAACACTACAAAAAACTGTGCGTAAACCAGCAGACGTTGTCAAGGCCATACAGGCTGCAGGCAAGCCAGCGGCACGTAAAATCTACAAGGATTTGACCACTACAGAAACACCTTGGAATGCCCGGGGCACTGAGAACTTGATCATACTCAAAGCCTGGTAAATAAGGGGGAACGGAGTTCCCCCAATGGCTGAACAAAATACATTACCTGAGTTAAAGCAAAACCTTATTGAGTATTGCAAATTAACCATGGGTGATCAAATAGTTGATCTTGAATTAGACCCTGCGCACTACGAAGCGGCATATCAACGCACAATTGGCACCTATCGCCAACGTGCCAACAATGCCTATGAAGAAGCATACATCTTCATGGAGTTGATACGTGATTTAAACATATACACCTTGCCCCAAGAAGTGTACAGTGTACGTCAAATATTCCGCAGAACGTTTGGCGATTCAACAGGACCGTTTGCGTCGAATTTTGACCCATTCGCCCAGGCTTCAATCAACGTGTACCTCATGAACTTCAACGTGGCCGGCGGCTTGGCTACATACGACTTCTACAGCCAATACGTTGAACTGGCCGGGCGTATGTTTGGTGCCTACATGAACTACACCTGGAATCCGGTCACAAAGAAACTGCAACTGATTCGTGATCCCAAAGGCACTGGCGAAAATGTCCTGCTTTGGGTGTATCAAACCAAACCTGAAATCCAATTGTTGAGTGACTA